AAGTGATTTTTACCATTGGCGGATGTTAGAAACACCCGATCACCTTTGTCCTGTTCGATGATACATTCTGGTTGGTTTTGCATCAGATTAGAGAACCTGTTTTTTGCTTTTTTGGACTTGGGTGTTACAAAAGCAGTCATGATTTAGGTGCAGTGATTTTGCCAGACTTTTGAAGAATGAGATCAATGGCATGGTAAAATGCCTCTAACCAAGTGTCATAAACTCCCAGTGTTGTTGTTGTTTGAGATAACACATTCCCACTGTCATGGTATGCAGTAACTTCAGTGAAAGTTAGTGCGAATTGATCAACACTTTCATCACCAACATATCGGGCAGAATGTGTGATAGCGAAGTCGCTATTCTCCTTGAAACGATATACCGAACGGGTGTTCATGTGAAGCGCGGTAACATCATCACCGAAGTGAGTTTCTGCTTTCCAACCTTGTCTGAAGAGTGACATTTGGGTGAATCCCTTGACTTGTGAATACAATACAGGTTTTAATCCTGTTTGGCGATATTATGTGCCACTAAAAGATGTGGCACATATTGTTTCACTCTGATAATGGTGATTCGCGTTTGCAAATTACATTTTTCCCGTTCAATACATCCTCGACATATCTGTTAATCTCATCAATGTTCTTATACTCTCGTCCCTCACTTTCTGAGTCATAGTAGCCCCAACTACCAAATTTCTCAGGTGAGTACCAGAAATCTTCCCAATCTTTTGGTGAATTTGTGACATCCTTGATATTATTATTTGTCATTGTTTTACATCCCAATCATACTTGTCAATCATTTGTTCACAATGTTGACACTGCAATCCACTCCATGCAAAGTGGTAAACTGTTGCGGTTGTGTTACACTCAGGACAGACAATTTGCCTACCCATTCTTGGTGCTCTCGTCCTCGTAGTTACTTTCATCAGAAGATTAAGTCAGTGGGAATAATTTCGTAAGAGATGAAATTAGGATAGGTTTTTTCTACCCATTTTGATAATTTATTGTTCTGCGATTTGATCCCCTTCGATGTCTTTGGTTTGGTGGGCATTGACTTGTAAAATGACATCGAACCCTCATCAGTTGTTACCTGAATCTGATACGTTGCTGCTGTAGTTTGCATTAGTTTTCAGGCAATAGATTGTACTTTGACGACTTCAGGTTCTGTATTATCTACCTGAATTGTGATGATATTGAAGTAGGGATTGTTCTTCCTACATGTAGCGATTGCCTCCTCTCTTGTCTCGGCAATGTAACTCAGAATGTCATACTTCTGAAAACCATTAGGACGGATAAATTCACCGTAGAGATTGAACTTAGATTCTTGCATTAGTTTCAGTTGAGAACGTAGCAGTAATCAATCGAATTGATGCACCAACCGGTAGCAGATGTGATCTCTTCAATGAGATCATCAGAATCACATGCTTCCCAAGTTGTTGCTAGAACCTCATCAATTACTTCACTCTGTTCCTCTTGTGTAATATCATCAAGAGAATCAGTGAAGTCAATGTCAATCTCTGTGATACGATACTGCATTGGTTTGTAGATAGAAAGTTTGCGGAGTTGTCGATTAGTATCAGAGAACATAATCAAAAAAACTGCAATTCTTGTGCCTCCTTGACATCAGAATCATAATACTTTCTCATGATGCTGTTAATCACAGGATACCAAGGTTCGTTAGAACTTGGATACCCACATTCTCGTGCTTGACGTAAGAAATGCAAAATGCAAGTTTCCTCATCTTGAGTGAGATTTACTCGGTTGAGTGTGCAGTTCATAGGACGAATCCCTTTGACTCTTTTAATATACAGGAAATAAGTGTGTTTGGTAAATGTTTGTGCCACCAATACTTTTGGCACATATTGTTTACATTTTCTCTTGCTCCTCCTTCTGTTCAATCAAAAACGCAATTTGCAAATCAATTTCTTCTATTTCTTTCTGTAAACTTGTCTTCCTTAATGATAACTCAAGGATAGACTTTTCAATATCATAATCTAACATAGTCATGCACTGCGAAAACTTCTGATATAATCATAATCAAATTGTTCAGATTCTGCAAAATAATCATCAGAACTTGTATCTTTTGATTTACACTTAGTCAAGAAAAAGTCATCGATGGTAGGATTAGCACTGGCGGTAAGTGTCGCACCATTATCTTTGAAATTATAGAGTTTCGACGATGGAATACAACATGCTGTACCCTTTTTGATGTCAGTAATGATAAAATAATCCGCTAATTTGTCTTGATAATCTTTCGCTGCCCTACGATTCTTTAGAATCAAACTTCTCACTGCCATCTGAGATTTGTTCTTGAATTGTGTTACTTTTGACTCATAAGTTACACCATCGGGAGTAACAAGATCAACGCCAGGTAAATTAACTCTTTTCAGTTGTCCATTACTATAAACTTCATACGCTTTTTCAATCATTTCCCCCGCTTTAGGAAAGCGCAGGTTGTTGTCAGTGTATTCCACAAGATTTGGAATAAGATGTGCTAAACAGTTCAGTTCAAAAGTTTTGAAATTAAGCATGAGATTAGCGTTTGATGGTAGAAATGGCGGGTTCACCTTGTTGAAATACGGTGTCAACAACTGCTTGAACTTTGCGACTGGTAGTGATACCAACCTTGTCAAATACAGGGACAACAACTAAACCAAACTGCTTAGACTTGTCACCCAATCTGATAACACGTCCGATAGTTTGACTGATACCAATATAGTCCATGTTTCGCAGGAAAAGTACAGCCTCCAGTCCGTTGACGTTGATACCTTCGGACAAAATACTGTGGTGAATGACAACAAACCGCTTGCCTTTTGTCTTACCCCATGTGTTCAATGTCTCGAAGAATGTCTCACGATCAACCTTCTCACCGTCGATAATTGCACCAGTCTTAGATGTGATCATCATCCAAGAATATCCACGCTCTTGTAACTGAACACAGAAATCAGTTTGTGATACCAACCCGATGATCTGTTTGGTAGTACGAGCAGCAATCAAGATCTTATCAACATTCTCATCATCAATCGCACTTAGCATATAATTAGCGTCACGATCATAGTTCAAACCTTTCTCTGCCATTTCCATCTCTTTCACTACAACTTTGGGCGGCAAGATGTATCCACCTTCGACTAACTCAGGAGCAGGCACATTGCAGATCGTGTTACCATAAATCTCAGGCATATTCATGCCAGGTTTGAACACTGTGCTGCTATACTTTGGTGTCGCAGTGAAGAAAAACGCCCGCGAATCTGACTGACTAAGTTGTTCTGTAGGAGCGAAGAAGTTACGCTTTACGCTGTTGTGTGCTTCGTCAAAGTATGCAGTGTGAATATCAATCTCAGCATCAACAATCTTCTGCAAACTGTTGTAAGTAGTGAAGATTAGTTTTCTGCCACGAGTGTACTTACTCCACAACTTAATCTGCTTTGTTTTAGTTGTGCTGAAGAAATGTGTCTCCCCTGAATGAACATGAAGAACACTGACGTTTGTGATATGTTCTAAGAACTCAGAACATAACTGCTCCGCCAACAAAATACGCGGAGCGACAACAACAACCGTGCGGTTCACACTGTCATCGAACGCAGTCAATGTATCCTGAATCATGCACATTGTCTTGCCACCACCTGTCGGGATGATGACAGTGCCCTTCTCATATTTCTGCATTGATTCACACGCACGTTGCTGATGTGGACGCAGGGAAAACATTGAACTTTTGTTGTTGATAACAGTTTACATGAAAAAGGTGTCCCTGACAATACAGTAGACACCCATTCGATTGTCACATGTAGAGATAACCTCCTGCCCAATCTGCACGCTCAAAACATTCTTCACGGGAAGTGATCTCTAGCAAGTTAAAACGAACATGCTTTGCAGGTGCTTTCCATGATGCTGGTTTGTAAACTTCACCAGTCTTCTTATCAACGAAAGCATGAACACTACGGGACTGAGATTCAGTCTCCATCACAATTTTGTGATACTTTCTACCACTTTCGATAGAGAACTTGTAGGGATCAGAGTTAGGATAGCGAGACTTGAAATCAAGTTCAAGTGCATCACATAACATCAAAGTGTACTTACGGACATTCAGTTGCAAAGTGTTCTTTGCATCTTGTTGTGCGACGTAGTCTGCAAATTCAACAGTCATGGTGAAATTCCTTTGACTCTCTTAATATACACGGAATCGGCGTTCATAAGGTGCTGGATGTGCAACTTTCTCAACTGTCACACTGCACCCCTGAACTTCTTTAATGTTTTTTGCCACGATCATTGCTGCCTGATAGTTGTCAACCAGTGTGCGGCGATCGATGTCGTTTTTCCGATGCTTAATGACGATGAACATAGAAATGCCTTGAACCTATCAATGATAAGGGTTACAGACGCTTGTAGACTCCTCTGGTGGACATTATCAGGATTGTCCCCATGCTTTCATATTGTTGAAGTTTGCACGGGAAAATTCATACCGATTGACTAACTTGTAAGTACCAAATTCGTTACTGCGAACATAACCCTCACCTTCGCATTGCTTGTTGCCAATGTATGCTTTAGGGCCATTATTACGACACATAAACAACACATCGTCCTTGATAGATTTTACCAGGAACCAGAATGAAATTAGCATAGAATTGTCAAATGTATCTGGCACCACATCAATACCTTCACGGATACATTTGTTCAATTCGATTCTAAGTTTTGCTGCTTCTTTCTCATCGACAAACTTCACCAGTTGTGCCATCTGTCGAGCAAAACCAACAATTTCATCAAAATCTTCATCAACTTCCCAACACTTTGGTTGCACCATTTTCACATGCTCGGTGCTTGAAATGTTGAAATACTCCATCGGATGTGCAATAGCATCGCGCAGATCATTCTCACATTCATAGAAAGTATGAGGTGCTACGATGATATTTTCAGTTACAGTCTCGTCGAAGACATAAGTGAGTGTATTAGGAGTGAAAGTATCACTCCCTCCGAAACCAATAAAATCACCTTGGATGACGTGATCCGTGAAAGGAAGATAATCGAAGCAAGCATGAAGGATCTCAGCGACTGCATCTTCATGATTCCTGTCGATGTCATCGTGCGATTCATTGATCTTAATTTTAACTTTGTTGAATACAGATTTAGTTCCAACAAAATGATTACCAGTTGCAGGATTTTTCCCCCACACAATAGCTGGTGAACCATCAATCTTCACAGAAAGATGTGAAGGAGTCAGGAACCAATCGAGAACGGAAAGATCACCCGAAAGGATAGAATCTTCGGGGTGTTGGAGATGAATGTTTTTCATACAAAAATTATACAAGAAAAATGGCATCGCTGCGCGTCCTTTGTGCCAGTTTTTTTTTTGACACACTGTAATTAGATGGGAAGTTTGCCAACTTCAATACGTTCCTTTGCTCTATTAAAGTATTCTAACTCACGCTCAATTCCGATAAAGTTTCTACTTTCCATTTTTGCTGCAATTCCAGTTGTGCCTGCACCCATACATGGATCAAGTACAGTGTCGCCCTCGTTAGAATAAGTTCTTATCAACCAACGGTACAAATCAATCGGTTTTTGTGTAGGATGATGTTTGCCCTCATCTTCTGCTGTCTTGAAATAAACTACACTGCGTGGATAACGTGTTCCCTCATCATTTTTTACGTGAACTGCTTTAGTTTGCTTCCCATATTGTTCTGCATCTCTTACTGCTTTGCCCTTGTCATATGGTTTACCTGTTGTCATTTGGGGATTATATGTCGGTTGTTTCTTATAGAAAACCACAATGTCTTCGTGTGCTCTCATCGGTTGCTTTTTAGCGTTAAGATAACCAGTTGCTTTGCTCTTTTCCCATACCAAACAATATCTAAAATCTCTGTAGTTTGTAGAGATCAGAACAGACGTAAATGGTTGTGCTGCTGTAGAAATGATAGCACAATTTGGTTTGCAAATAATATCAGCAACCTCCCAAAACTTATCATAGTCAATTATACGATCCCACTGATTGCGAGACTTATTTAATGTTCCATAAGGAAAGTCAGTTAGAAGAAGATCAATGCTCTGGGGTTTAAGATTACCCAGAACATTGAACATATCATCGTTATACAACATCACTTCTTTAACCATTCGATAAACTCATTATACACTACTTTATCAAGTTTGAAATCTTCGCGATACTCTTCCTTGTAGATAGGGCGGGAAGATGAACGCTTACGGGAAGGATTCACGAAAAAGATTTTTACTTCCTTGCCAGTAATCTTCTTAAAAAATGCTTGATAGTATGCAAAAGCATCTTTGCTACATGCATTTTGTCCTGCAAAGATTGCATAGTCTACATTGTCAGGAACTTCAGGAGATTGCTCCAGTTCGATGAAGTCCATCACTGCACGTTTGAGATAACAAGCATCCAAATATGTTTTGGATTCAACAGCTTTCACCATCAAACCATTGCGATATATGTGCTTATCAACCTGAAGATTCTTCAGGCAAGTACCATTAACCTCCTCAGTCCTTTTGTAATCATTCTTGCGAGCATCAAGGTTCAATGTAGTGCAAGTGCGCTCAATCAAGTTCTCATAAACTAAACCAGATTCGGAGCGAGCAGCACCACCGCCTAACTCAAAATGCGTCTGGGGAAGTTTATCAACTTCAGTTTCAAATCTTTCAGCGATTGCAGTAAAAGGCATAATCAAAAAGAATTGGTGGAAAGATTACAAGCAGGAACGTGATAACCATTGTCGGGTTGATTTGCATCATAAACCCAGATTAGTTCACGATCATTAGATGCTTTGTAAGTCTTGAACCCAAACATAGGAACCAACTTTACCATTAGAGAACCCCAATGGTATTCTGTCTCAAAGTCGAAAGTCATGGTGTGTTCCTTTGACTCTTCCAATATACACAAAAAAAGGGAGCATGGTGCTCCCCTTGTGACAGTTATACTTTTGTCTTTTTACTCCTGAAATAGTCACTCTCACACTGAAAATAGATTCGTGTTTGTATGAATTTAGGATCTCTGTATTCGATTGTGATTGGTTTGTTATTGTATGGATTT